ATAACTATGGTATCCCAACTACTGTAACAGCTATAAATGCTACCAACGCTTCAACGTGTCAGACCATTCAGATCTTAATGGACTATAACGTTGCTAATAGCGAATACGTCTCATTTGCAGATATCGCGGTATCCAATTCGACTAGCATGATAACCCAGACTTTCAATGATCTATTCCAGATCTATGCGAGAGATCCTGGAGCTTATGGCAATAGCATTGGTGTAAATATTTCGGCTGCTAATACTGCCGCACCACCTCAGATTACGTTAAACGTAACTCTTGTGAATTCTGAAGATGCTTTGGAAATCTCAGGGTCTATAAGCTATAATGGGCACGCTACTAGCATTTCAGCTTCGGGTGCTACTGCAGCTATTTGTGCCCAAAACCTTATCAATACTGTTACAACTACCTTTGGTGGTATTGCTGGCGGTATCTATTCAATCACAGGTATCACTCCAACTCTTTCAATTATTCTGTATGCTCCTGCATATGGAGCTACTTGGATTGTAGGTAATACGATCTTCACTGCGATGGATACTACTGTACCAGAAGCTCTAGCTATCTCTGCTACAGTTCTAGCAAATTCTACCTACAACTACTTTAATTTGAATGTGTATGTCAGTGGGTCTACAAACCCTGTTGAGACCTTCACGGTATCTTTCAATCAGCAGAGCAATGGCTTTGGTTATCAGCAGTTCATTGAAGATGTTGTAAACGTTGGAACTCAGTTCTCTCCGTCAAACTACATTCGAGTAGTTTACACAGCAGCCGGCGGCCTTACCAATCCAGATGGAAACGTATCTCCCTCCTTTATGAAGGGTATGGTTGCTTCTAATGCTTCTCCAATTGTATTCTTGGGTGGTGGTCAAGACGGTATCCAGCCTACAGATTCAGACATCATTCTTGGTTGGCAGCAGTTTGCGTCAACTGACTCTTATCAGATTGATCTTCTGATTAATGCAGGCTACACCGACGTAACTGTACAGCAAGAGATGGCTACCTTGGCACTCACTCGTCAGGATTGCTTTGCTGTTTTGGATATGCCTCCAAATATGCAGTACCCATCTACAGCGGCTGCAAACTATGTAGGTACAACGTTGGGCATTAACTCTTCGTATGCTGCAATCTATACTCCTGACGTGCAGATTCTGGATACGGTTAACAACCAGCTCATCTATGCACCTCCTAGTGGCTATATTGCAGGCCAGTACGTATTGACGGATAAGAACTATGCAGTTTGGTTTAACGCTGCAGGTTACGTTAGAGGTGTTCTTAGCAACATTGTAGGTCTGTATACGACTTATGATACAGGTGACAGAACATTGCTAGCTTCCTATAACATTAATACTATCAAGGCTGCCCGTAGTGGTCTCGGTAACGTTGTTTGGGATGTTCTAACCCTAAGCGTACCAATGTCTCTGTTGTCATATGTTTCTATTCGTAGAACATTCTTGTACCTTGAACAGTCTATCCTTCAGGTATTGGACTCCTACGTATTCAATAACATTACACCAGCTACTGAGTTCTTGATTACACAGGCTATCAACAACTTCTTGCAGCCTATTCTAAATCAGCAAGGCATTAGTAACTTCTACGTGCTTTGCAATACGATTAACAATACTGCGAATACAATTGATTCAGGTGTACTTAACGTTACTGTCTACATTGTACCTGTTGTTCCGGCTCGTGTTATTGCGTTGACAGCTGTCGTAACACCGAACAGCGTCTCGTTCAGCGAGCTGATTTCAAACGGTATTATCTAATAATCATTAAACAAGAATAGGTATTTAACATGCAAGTTGTAGCCACTACTCACTACGGCACCACTGTAACTGCATTGTTCCATTCCAAGTTCTCTTCGCGTGCGCTCCCCGGAGCCACGCATGAGGACATGACGGAGCTACATGATAGACAGAACGCTGTACATCAAGATCACCTGAACGGCTTACATCAACAGTATATGTCTTCTAATTCTAGAGGTGAACGAAAAGCTATCCGTAAAGAGATAGATAAACACGCTAACGCTGCTGCGAAGCACCAGAAGATGGCAAGGTTCTTTGAGAATACTAACCCTAATAAGGCTAGTATTCCAAGACCTGCAAAAGCAGCTGCTCCGGCTGGTGCGCCGCATACTCCCGTAGCACCTTCTTCGAAATCCCAGCCTATGGGAGACTTTGATAACGTCCCCAAGCCCAAGTATAAGAATGCTCCAGTTAGGCCTAGAGCAGCTCCAGAGCCAGAACATGATGAAGACGAACATGAAACACACGTTTCTCATCCTAGTGAAGGCCCTACAGACTTGGGGCATGAAGATCATGATGAAGCTCCAGCCCCTAAGCCGGCTTCTAGACCTAATGCAGCACCTATACCTAAGCCTGTAAGAAAACAGGATATCGAACCTGAGAAAGAGGCACCTTCTCATGTAGAGACTCCTGCACCCGCACCTAAGCCAAAACCCACTACTCCAGCTGCTGAACCTGCTCCTAAAGCACCTTCAGGTATCACGCATCATGCAGCTAGACTTTGGCACTCTCTAGCACCGAAGGTTAAGTCTTGGTTTGCTGCTAAGAGACCGAACTCTCCAATTTCTAAAGCTCATAATACGGGTGTACCAAGAATCGGATACACTCCAAAAGATACTTCGGACATGCACAAAGAACAGTCTGATTATCATGTGCAACAGGCAAACTTGGCTCATAAAGCTGCTCAAGTTGCTCCTACTCCAGAAGCAGCTCAGAAAGCTACCAATGTTGCCGCTAAGCATACAGAACAAGCAGCTACGCATAACAACCTAGCAAAGAAAGCAGCTATAGCTCCTCCACCTAAGAAGCCCGTTACACCCGGAGTAAGGTTTAAGACACCTGAAGAAATTAAACAGGGTAAAGACATGACTAGAAAGGCTCCTGCAAAGGCTCCGGCTAAACCCGCTACACCTACTAGAAAACTACCTGCAGGTGTTAGGTTTAAAGCACCTACAGAGCTTCTTCCAAAGAACCTACAGCCTAAAAAGGGCGCTGCTAAAGCCGCTCCTGCAAAGAAAGCAGCTCCTGTAGCACCTACTAGAAAGCTACCTAAAGGTGTAGTACGTAAAACTGATGAAGAGCTAGAGCCTAAAGCTCCCGCTAAGAAAGCAACAGCAAAGCCACCTACTACTGTAAGGACTCCAAAACCTGCGGCAAAAGCACCCGCTAAAAAGGCACCTGCTAAAGCTGCTCCGGCAAAGAAACCTAAAGTTAGACCGATCAATCCTGCCAAACTTTAAAGGGGATAGATCGTGAAAGACACAGTAGAAATAATGATTGCAGGAGAGATAGTTTATGTCCCTATTGCAGCAAGTCATGGTGGAGGTCATAAAGCTTCTTCTCATAAACAGTCAGCCACACATAAAGCCTTTTTACACTTTGCTCACCCTAAGAAGACTCATGCAAAGAAACCTGAAGGTCTTACTAAGCTAAAAACTCATTTTAAAACTATGAGAGGCTATCACAGAGAAGAAGCAGACTATCACGCGAAAAAGATTGAAGACCTTCAACAGCATCTTCACGATGCCGATACTGTTTATAAAGACGACTACAAGGATGCTATAGCGCATCATACCAATTCCCTTAAATACCATAGAAGGAAGGCAAAAAGCTTCTTGAGCAGAGGCAAAAATATGTTGTCCCGACTTTTTAATTGGTTACATTAATAGGAGGCCACCATTCCTGCTTTAACCCAAACCCAAGTACAGAGCCTACCTGACGTACTAGCAATTGATCGTTTCACAGTAAACTTTGGAACTATTCCAACCTTTGGTGATACCTCCACTAGTCTATTGATTAAATGTTTGGATGCGTATATTCCAGGTTCGTCAAACGAGAGATTCGTAGTACCATTCTTCAACGTTAATCGTACCTTCCGTGGCCGTAAGAACTTTATGCAGAACCAGATGCAGATCTCTTTCGTTGAGACTGTAGATATGTCCTCTTCTGCGGCACTAAGACAATGGCTAGAATACATTGTAGGTACGAACACAGGTAACTCGCAAGGGTATATTTCTAGTTACGCTGTAACACCTACTATCAGTGTTTACGATACTACTGGATCAGTTTCAGATACAATTCAGTTGTATCGTTGCTATCCAGACGATTTGCAGGCTGTTGCGCTTTCTACTGCAACTACCCAGCAGATGCTTATCCAGGCTACTTTTAGCTTCGATTATGTGATCTACGGGAATACAGCTGTAACCTAATAGCTATGAGAATGGGGTAGATGAGTTTCTTGTCTACCCCATTTTTTCTTTGTACAGGATATAATAAATGTCTGGAATTATAGGTTCAGTAACAAGTGCGATAGGTACAGAAAG